TTATACCCGGGTAATTCTTCCTTCCAACCGTTGCTATCTTTTGTGGTTATGTCTATTCCGTCATTCGAGAGGTTTAATGTTGCCCCTTTCTGCCCGCCAACCAGCGTCCATGTTGGGCCTCCGGTAATGGCGGTGTCAATGTAAAGTAAAAAATCAACGCCCATTTGAGCCATAACATATCACTCCCTTAATAAGTTTTAGTTATCTTAAAGTTAACGCTGAATTCATAACGCCCGTTATCATCCGTGCCAAGGTAAGCCGGACTTTGCTGGGCAGCTATTAAATAGAAAATAGAAGTGTCACCATGTAAGATTTTGTAAATTGTATCTATTCTTTGCCGTGCCGACTGGTATTCACTCCCCCGGACCATAACTTGAAAGGTAGGATATTCAACCAGTGCAGCTGTTGCTAACTCCGGCTTAAAACCACCTGTTTCAAAAAGTGCCACGCAATCGTCCGGGCTATCGGGCATAACCCCGATAAACATATCTAACCCAAGCACGGCTAAACTTTGCTGTTGCAGGTAATTTGCAATGGCTTCCAGCATGTTAATCACCTATTTCTTTGCGAATGGCTTCGGCTATCATTCGCTCGTAATTCTCCACATTTTCTTTGTACGGATCCTCAAGATATTTAGCCTTACCGCCTTTTGGATGCCTGTATTCTACGTGTTCATGCTGTCGTCTGGCATACGGCAAATTATAGCCGACTGTGATATATTTGCGGTTCCCTTCTTCCCGAATAGGACTAACGCTACAGTTAGCCCTTAAATCACCGGTGTCTATAGGAGCTTGCTCTGCTGATTTTCTTTGTAAATCTGCTCCCACTACCAGCAGAGCGGTTTTGATTGTTTTCTCTGCCTTCCCCAGCACTTTATCACCGTGCCATTCGAATTTATAATCCGCCATTACACCCACACCTTCCGGTAAATAAAAACACCGTCTAAATCGACGGTGTCCTCATAATTTAATATGATGTAAGCCCTGCCCTCATATTCCAGCATATCTTCTAACCCCGGTTTAAACGCTACGTAAAATCTACCCTGGCTTAATGTGTCCTTGCCGTTTTTGTCTTTGATTAGCTTCATCCCGCCTTCAAAGCGGCATAATACATCCACCGGGGTATCATAAATCGGCTTACCGTAGGCGTCAGTTCCGGTTTTTTTATACCATTTGGCGGTCTGGTTCATGTACTCTGTCATTTTATCCCCACCGCCCCGGCAAGGTATGGCTTAAGCAGTTCTAACGCTTCCTTGCTCAGTAGTTTCAAGCTTGCTTTATATTCCTCGCTTACGTCTCCAAAACTTACCCGGACTACATTTTGCTCCTGGGCTTTTGTCCTGGCGCTGTTACCGTATCTCAGTAAAGCCAGGGCTTCTTCGCAGGTTGCAGCTTTAACGTTTTCGTTTATTGTGTCTTCATAGACGTAGCCAATGCTAAAACTAAAGCTCCGCTCCCGCTCCGGCGCGCCAAAAGAAGGATAAGCCCTGGGAAACTCTAAAAACTGCGATGGATCGGCTTTTACCCCCTTAAATTGAAGGCGATTAATTCGTTTAGTAGCCTCAATCAGCGCCTTTTCTTTTGTGGCGCCGTCCACATTGTTCCATTCATCCGCAAAAAGCTTCCCGGCAAAGTATTCTTCTGTTTCGGTTAGGTCTACATAGCTGTTAACACCTACCTGTAAAGCCATCAAGCATCACTCCTTAAATGGTTTTGCCGGGTAATTTCTTCTTTGGCTGCGGTTTCTCCTGCTTGTCTTCGCTAATTTTTCCCTCCGGTGCGGGGATAACTTCAAAATCAGGGTGCTGGGAGAGCCGGTCGGCCAGCTTCCCCATAACCTCCCAGATTAATCCGGTGTTTTTATTTTTTACCCACATTCACATCACCTGTTAGGACTTATTCGCGGTTACAACCACTAATGCTTCTGGCCGGATAACTTTGGCCCCGTATAAATGCAACCCTTTTACTGCGTCAGCAAAACGTTTTTCAGGGCGGTATGCTTCAACTTTGGTAATTTGTTCAGCAAAAGTGATGCCCATAGGATGCCCGGCAAGGATTTTGTATTTAGCACCGGAAGTATTAGGAACGTTGTTAGATACGAATACGCTGAAACCTGCGGCCTGCCCGACTTCACCGTTCCGAAGAACGTTGTCAGACGTAGGGGTCCCTGCTTTAACAAACCGGTCGTCTTTTAAGAGTAAGCCATAGAACCATGGTGGCACGATAACATACCGGCCGGTGCGAGGAATGTTCGCCTCATCAAGTTTTACTGCGGCGTCCACTAACATTTCATAAGCAGTATTTTTATCCGGGACAAGCGGGGTAGTATCATTACCTAATGCGTTCCCGGCGTTAACATAAAGGCTTGCAATAAACTGGTCGGCTTTATCGGCCAATGCATAGGCTGCTTCCTGCATAGCTGCGTCCATAAGCTTAGGATTGGTTTGTGCCTGGTCAACGTCATCAATTAAAAAGTTAAAGTATTTTGCCTGGTCGATAACTAAAGTCCGCTGGCTGTCGGATAAGGTTTCCGGAGCGTTGATATCCTGGTTTTTGGTGTAGTCAGCTACGGTAATAGGCCCGATAGCGTTAATTTTTACGGTGTCGCCGTAAGCCCGGATTTCCCCTTCATAGTCGCGGTTGATTACTCCTGGCTGTCCATATACCAGGTTCTTTCTTAAATTTTCAAGCAAACGTGCGCTCCAAATCTGCGGAATAAAATTTGTGATAGCCATATCACATCATCCTCCTCTTATTTGATTAGCCCTTTGGCCATTTGTTCTTGAATTATGGCCCAGTTGGCGTTAATTTCGTCAGGCGTCATCCTTTCGATTTCCGCCCGCGTATAAATCTTAGAATAGCTTTTCTGGTCGGCAGGATTAGTCCCGCCACCGATTTGCTTTTGCTGGGATATGCCCAGCAGTTTCTTTAATGCTTCTGCATCCTGCCGAATGGTATCTTCATCTTCTCCAAAAATGCGTCCGGCAAGGTCTAACGGTAAGCCCAGTTCAGTCAATACTTTCACTTTAGTTGCCTGGATTTGGGCTTCCTTAGCCTCGCGTTCCTTTTCCTGGAGCATTCGCTCATACTCCTGGAGCTTGGCCTGTAACTTCTCCTGCTCCGTCATCTGGGCTTCCTTGAGTTTTTGTAACTCTTCCGCCGCCTTTTTAAGCTCGGCGTAATCTTTGTACTTCTCCCTTTCACGCTTGAGGCGTTCTGCGATAATCCGCTCGATATCTTCCTGCGTGAAAGTCTTACTGGTGTCCGCCTGTTGTTCTTGCTGTTCCTGCCCGGCGTCGGCAGGGTTATTGGTAATTACATCATCTGGCATCTTAATCTACCTCCTTTAATCTCCGTGCTTAACCGGCGCACGTTGCCGTTTTTATGCAAACAAAAAAGCACTCAAAACGAGTGCTTAATCGCTGTTTTTATTTTTATTTATACCGCCGGGGTAATTCCCTCAAACTGCTTGGCAAGTTCAATAGCTTCTACCCTTGCCGCAAATCCACTTGTCTTTTGTGCTATTATTGTGTTAATCTGCTCAACAGTCATATCTGCTACAACGTCGATTATCACAGGCTCGGTGAAATATATCTCCCCTGTGTCAGGATTTTTCACCGTCGCAGTTGTAGTAAGTTGCGCGTTACTATTTGCCTCGAAAGGCGTAAATTCGATTATGAAGTTGGCCATTCTTATTACCTCCCGTTATAAAATGGGTATTCATTGAACGACAATAAGTAAGTTGTCGCTCTATCTTTACGCAAACCATATTGAGCCACCGCCGCTATCTCCGCATCCGTTCTGGCACGGTTAGATATGCGGAGGGTGTCGTAAAATGCGTTGCCATTTGTTTGAGTACCATCTTGTCTATATCCAATCGCTAAATTTACCGGCAAAGAGTTTGTATTAAATTTTACTGCTGTAATTATTTTCTGTCCATTTAAATAAACAAAAGTATTCTGCTGGTTCCAGCTTACAGTGAAAGATAATTTCTCATTAGCATTCCAAGTCTTACTATAAGTGTAATAATTTGCAGCTGACCCAGTACCAAAAAAATTGGATTGTA